TTCTTTACTAACTTGCTTAGCACGATATTCATCCATTTGACGATTATTAGGATTATCCCCACCGTCCTTAACTTCGATAATTAAATTATAAGGAACGTAATAAATATCCGTAATCCATTGTCTAGAATTACCATATTGGTCAGTATAATCAATTACAGGACCTGGCATAATAATATCTTTAGAGCTACAGTGTAAGACTTTATCCATAAACTCTATCGCTTTATGCTCATAAGATCCAGTGTAAGTAAACTTAGTACCATCACTATATACATAGGTACCACTAATGCTACGATTAGCTAACATCTTAGCTTGATGTGCAGCATCATCTAATAGAGATACTTTACCGTGTACTCTAATCATATTCTTTTTAAACTTAGCTCTCATTTCCTCTTTACATCTAGGATTAGAGCAAAGTCTATGGTATTTACCAGTCTTTTCATTCCAGTCTGTCTTATTACCGCATACGATACATTTACCAGAACCTGGGTGAGTTTTATCATATAAGAATTGCTCGGCAGAAATATCACCGATAATATCTTCATGATCTTTTTCTATGTGTCTGATTAACTTGTCTTTGAAATCTTTACGTCGACATAATGGACAAGCTATTCTTCGTTCAGTTGCCATTGTATCCTCCTTAATGAGTGTATATCAATTTAATGCTATGTTAAAAATAGCTATTTGTGTATATTTTAAACCCTAGAACTAAGTAGTAATATATTAATATGAAAGGAGAATTTATCGTGGCTGATGATATTACTTTCATAACTGCCAAGACTAAAGAACTTCCAACTCTACTAAAGGAATATTCTTTATCTACTGACAGTTACAAAACTCCACTTACATATAAGAACTTTAATGCTGTTGGTACTCTAATTATGCGATTAATGCTATTAGAGCCAGGCACAATAACTCATAGTCCAGAAATGGGTCTAGGGTTAATTAGTAAATATAGGTATATGCAGTCTGATAGAGCTATTGAGTTAAGTCAGGCTATTAAAGATCAAATAAAAGACTATCTTGATAATACTATAGCAGTTGAAGTTAATATAGGCTTCTCTAACAATGGGGAGAATATAATGATTATCGATATGACTGTAGATCAATTCCAATTTAGATACTTCTATGATCGAGATAAATTAACTTTAAAAATGTTGATGAATGATGAAATTGTTTAGGAGGAACCATGTCTGAAAATGTAAAACTAGCAGACCTCATGAAAGAGAAATTGGAAGAAGAAAAAGCTTCCAAAGAAGTTACACCAGTAGAAGAAGAAAAAACTGAAACTGCTGTTGTAGAAGAACAACCTAAAACAGAAGCTGAACCTCAACCTACAGCTCCAGTTGCACCTACATTTGATGCGGATTCTTTACAATCTGCTGATCTTAGTGCAATTATTCCTTCTGGCAAAGAAGATAAAACACAAGAAGCACGTGATGGCTTAATGGAAGAATTAGAAAATGGTATCTCTGATGCTATTGAACGTCGTTTCCGTCCAGCTTTAAAAGAAATCCACGAAATGCGTCGTGAATATGAAGATCTTAAAGCTATGGGTGAAGAAAATCCACAAGTTGCATCTAAATACAATCCAGCTTTGGATTTAGATCCTGAGCTATCTGATGAAGATCGTGAAGCTATTCGTCGTGATGAAGAAGAACACGTTATGTCTGATGAAGAAATCAAAGCTTCCACCAGCATTAATACTATTCTTCCTGAAGATGATATTGAACGTGAATTTGAAGCATATGAAGCTGCAGCTGAAAATGCTGTATCTAATGTAACTACTGCTGCTACTACAACTCCTGCTGTAAGTGTAAATACTATTGATGTATCTGATGCTGCAGTACCAGCTGTAGAAGTAGTAGAATCTACTGATGATGAAGATGAATTGCTTTATGATGATGAACTCTTAGAAGACCTTGGTCTTGATGAAGATAAGGAAGAAGCTGAACGTGCTAAGTTAGAAAAACAACAGCAACGTAATATGGAAGAGTTTGCTCGTGTACTTCGTCAGCAATTAGATGAAGTAGGTGAACGTAAACCTGATATTAGTAAATTCCGTGTACGTAAACGTCCTGTTGCATTTACTAAAGTACTTTCTAAACCAGTTGAAAAGAAATACTTCGAATGGGGTTTATTCGCTACTGGTGTATCCATCTCTATGACTCCACTATCTGCAATCGAAATGGATGAAATCAATCCATATGCTGATTCTGCAAATGATATTGGTAAAGCTCGTACAGTATTCAGTACTCTATATAAACACTTAGCTCCTGAATGCCGTAATATGGACATGGAAGCATGGTTGAAGTTATTGAACTATCAAGACTTGAATCATTTATTCTTTGCATTATATAATGCTAACTTCAGTACTTCTAATATCATTCCATTTAGCTGTCCTAAATGTAAACACTTCTACACTGAAAAACGTCCTATCATTGATATGGTTAAATTCGAAACAGAAGCTGATAAAGAAACCTTTAACAAAATCATTGCTAAAGATCCTTCTATGCCTCCAACATTCGAAGAAGAAATCTATGTTGCAAATGGTGACTATGCTTTCGGTGTAGTAATTCCTAAAATTTACAACTCCATGTTTGAGGAACGTCTTTTGAATGAAAGCTTCCGTGAAAAATATGCTGGTATCATTAATATCTCTCACTGTATCTCAACCGTATATGAGATCGATGAAGATAATGAAGAACTGATTCCAATTCAATTCAATCATGCACCTAATGATATCGTTAAGACTTATAAATATCGTATCCAAGGTATCTATAAAATCTTGTCTAAACTATCTGCTTATGAATTTAAAGAACTTCAATCTTTCATTGGCAAATACTTAGAAGACAATAACAAAAATATCAATATTTCTTACCAAGTACCTGCAGCTACATGCCCTAAATGTGGTGCAGAAATTGAAGCT